GCACTAGAATTGTTGCATGTACAATCTCCAGTAATCCATATTGATCCTGTAGTCTTAAAATATTTACAACTTGTACAAAGCTTAGTCACTGACATCTTTAGTTGTCTCCTCAATAAGTAAGGTTCGCAAAGTTTGCAACTTTTCAATCTCTGTATGTTTTGTATTGATAAGTTCATTACAAGACATCAAGGCAGCCGACCATAATCCTTTGCTTATGAACTCGCGAAGTAATGCTCCTGGAATGCTATGCTTGTCTATGTATGTGTGCAGATCGTTTTTCATAAGACCTATTAAATAAGAGTTATTGTTTTTAAGATTTCACTAGTAGAATATTTCCTAACTTTGTAATTTCCACAAGGCTTTGGTTCACAGCAATATCCGCCTCGATAAATACAGTTTGGAACCATATAAGTAGTTAGGTCAGGATCTACCGTTTGTATTGCTTCCCATATCTTCATCATCACAGCACGAGTTTCTGTACTTGCCTGAAAGCAAAGTCGTTTTCTACTCATATCGATTAAGTGCTGAGCATTCAGTAACATCCTGTGATTGACTGGAGAGTTTCTTGTGACTTGATCATCTCCAGCACCACCACGATCAGATCTATTGCTCATAACAAAGTGTTGCTGTCCAACTGCGGCATGTCGAACTAAGTGGACACTAACCTTAGTTGGTATATCTAGCATGTTTATCCAAAATAACTGAGTGCGGCTAGGACTATGCTCCCAGCGATACAACTGATCAAGTGAACACTTAGCTGCAAAGCCGGCGTGCATGGTAGATTCAATAGCTAGGTGTGCATCTGATAGATTAGTTATTTTAGTTGCTGTTATTTTCATAACTTCTCCTCATGATGAACACATCCAAACTTTGGACCAGTATAGAAACATCCATTTTCTGGGTAACTATAAGTTAATGCATCATCAGCGAAAGCAAATTTGCTGTAGTCTTCATTAATCTTTGGACACTTACATTCATGTGTACCTTCTGGCCATTTACATGTTATCCAATAGTTACATGTTTTATAATATTTCATCGTTAATAACCTCTATTATTTTTAATACAATCTTTTATTGGCACTTGAATAAGTTCTATAGCTTCAATAGTTTTATCAGAATCACTAGTAGATTCTTTTAAACTACTTCGTGTTTCATAAAGTGCTTTCTTAATAATTTCCCATATTTTATAATGCTCTGGGCAAAGACTTTCTGCACACATAACCTGCATTCGATTCATAACTTGATTATCTTCAAAACAATTTCCGCTCATATTCTTTCCTTATTTAATTCATTTTAGTTATTCATTATTGCAGGCATCAACGATTTTAATACAATCTTTAATTGCCTGAATAGTTGCGGCGGCTGTAACTCCATCAGGAATTATTATGTTTGCGTCATCCCTGACTGGTTCTGCTTCTCGCTGGGATAAAAAGACTTGAAGTTTTTGAAGTATCTTATCTTTGAATGTTGTCATGGTTTTTTATTCAACTCTTTGCATTCTTCACACTTTAAGAATACCAATGGCATGTTCGGCTCAATCTTGCATGGGTCAGCATGATATTTCAGGTGTTGATAATTGAACAGTCTGCAATACGGAGATACTAGAAAGTTGCATCCAATGCAATCTTGTCCATCAGGAATTTCAACCTTTACAGTTGCTATCATCTCAATACACCCTCCAGGTGTAGTTAATTACTTCAACTCTTACATGGAACTTCAGGCTCGGTAGAATTGCTAATCTTAATCACTGTGCGTTTTGTTTCCTTTTTCTTTTCAGTTGTATTGCCTAGTGCGATATTTAATCGTTTGATCATTCCAGCCAGCCAAGCTCCATGAGATTTGAACTGTATTAATTCACATTCATCAAGAGCATTTTGTAAGTCCAGCTCAGTTAGTTTCTTCATAATTAGATTTCATGCCTAATTATTTTATCAAGTTCTTGTTCTTTTTCACCTAGTTTTGTATAAAGCATTCCTGCATAGTGTGCAATCTTTAGCAAGTCAAGCCTCTGTTGGCCTTCACGAGAGTTCTTTCCATACCTATTTAGGTATTTTTTCATCTGTGTGATAAAATCAGCCTCGGTAAATTCTGAACATTGATCGTGGCCTTTATCTCCGTATTGTGGCACAGTATAGTTTTCTATATGACTAAATACTATAGCAGAAAAATTTGTCCATTCAATTGATCTGCGTGATGGACTAGGTTCGTAATCTTCATCTAATGGAAAAGGATCAATTTGCATAATTAAACTCCATTAATTATTTACTTTTGAATAAAAGTTATTTATAAAATCCACGCCAATCAGGAAATTGTTGTGCCCATTTTTGATATTCTATTTCATCTTCTTCACTCCAATTTTTAGGATTCATTCCAAAAATATATCTATGTGCAGATAACCATTTATAGATATTCCATATAAATATTTTCATTTCAACTCCATGTTTAAACCATTATTTTGTTTTTCTATTTTTGATACAAGATCTTTCAATCCTTTTTCAATCTTATAAAGCCTCTCAAGCTCATCAGCAGCTTGTAATCTTGCTGTACGTAATTCATTTGCATCAATACCATAAGGGTTTCTAAGGTAAGATAGCATAATATTTTTATCCATATTATTTCTCCACAATTTTAACTGCTTTGCTGTTAACTTTTGGTATAACATTCATAGCCCACATTTCCAATCCTATCGTTACAGACTGAGATGAAATAAAATCTTGTGCATCTTTCTTACATTCAAAAGCTAAAATTGCTGTTTTATTACCTACCATATAAACTTTCATATTAACCCTCTAGGTTCGGAACAACAATTCCTCTATTCACTAACTCAAAAAAGCACCTTTTAGTTGCGCTGATATCTGCATATGCATCATGTGCCCCATCAAAGCATTCACCAAATAAGTGCTCATGCAACTCGGTTAGCTTTGGCCATTTGGGACGGCCAGCCTTATTTTTTAAGCCACACATTTTGACTACTGCCTTATCTTTCATCGTGCAATGATTTGGCAGGTCAAGATAGAAGGCGCTTCTAGCCTCGTCAGACAAGTCATCAAGGTTTCGTTCCATCATCTGGTAAACGTAGTTCCAATCAAAAGAAAAGTTATGGCAGACAACAAGCTCTGCCTCTCGTAGCATCTTGCCAAATCTTTCAGCTGCTTCAAGTTCTTCAATGCCCTCAGTGTCTGCACGTTCAACTGTGATGCCATGCACTTCTTGTGCATAATAATTCATTGACCGACCATTACTTTTGATGATGACATTCATTTGGTCGAATTCTTCTTGTTGACTTGCAAGAATTGCGCCGATCTGTACTGTCCATGCCTGCTCGGGATCATTGGCAGGAAGAGCTTTTTTAATAAAGTCTGAAGTTTCAGTATCAAAAAATAATACTTTTGTTTCTGGTGTCATTTAGCTCTTCTCCATTTGATTTTTAATAACATTCCTATCCATCAATCTAAATACTATTCTGTCAAGATATGTTGGATCTCTAATCTTGTGTTTCTTACGAATGGTATTATACCTGCAAGTCGTAGCAGAATTCTCGGCTTTGAGTATTCCAGACTGTTCAGCCATTTCAACATATCCACGTAGTTGAGGTATGTTGTCTACATCCAAGTGAAAGTTTCTAACCAGTTCTGTCCATTCAAAAGATTCGTGATTATCAATGAATGAAAGGATCTTGGCATATACGTTAGCCTGACTTGACAAACCTAATCCATAGAAGGCGTTTGGCATCTCTTGTTCGGTTACTTGCATTATTGCTAAGGCTTGCTCGAAATGCTCAGCCGTGATGATCATGTTGTCAGATTCGGCAGCACACACAAGCATGCAGACCTTATTCAAATGAAGTGGCCGCCTATGATTATAGCCTAAGAACCGCTCACTTGGCACACCAGATTCGTCATAGTCCTGTTCATACCAACGCACATAAGTTTTTAGGAACTCCTTACTTAGTTTGAATTGTCCGGATAAGTTTGCAATCTCTTGCAAGTCGTTTTCTAACTTTATTTGTGTCTCTTCTTCCTCTTCAGTCAAGAACTGTAAAGCTCTTCTTTGCTTGGGACCTTGGCCAACTACGAAAATAATCCGAGAGATCAGGCCACCACCAACTGCATCTTGACTCAGTTTAGATTGCAAAAGACTAGGAGTTATGCAACCAAAAAGCGTTAGCCAACAATTGGATATGTCTTCAGTCTTTCTGGCTAGGGTTTTATACTTCCAAGTATCTGCACAATCGAACAGGTCAGTCAGGGATGCGAGAAGCATCTGATCTCTGTCATTCAGAAATACCTGGAATTCTTCTGACCAGATTGACACACTCTTATGCTTGCGAGTAAATCCAGCATGATCAACATAAGTATCTTCGCTGTCCATAAGTTCTTTGTACAATGCCTGGGTTGAGCCTAGCGAATCTGCTCCGATATTAACGTCTAGTTTTTGTACAAAGCTCTTTGCAATTTTCATGGCTGTGCCTTTCCGTCCTCCAGGTGGACCGACAAGAGATACGAATAAGTTTGGATAAACATAACCACGAAGTGCTCCCCAGTTACAATAGCACTTTCTTCGCAAGGCAGAGCTAATGGCTGTTAGTCCGCTCCAAAGATGATAAAGTTCTGGTGGCTCTGTTCGCTGAGTATATTTCATATAGTGAGATAGCCAATTATCTAATTGCCTCGACATGAAAAGGTTCCTTGAATAGCGACATACGATTGTTGAATGGGCTTTCCCATTTTATTATCTCTTAATTAAAAACCTATCTTTTCAATAGCTTTATCACATTCTTCTTGAGTGAACTTACTGATTTCAGCCGTGTTGCCGGCCCATTGTGTACCAATCTTGGCATCCAAGCCAATAGTGAAACTTTTACCTTTGTAAGTAAACGTATGTGTCAAATGGTCTTTAATGATCAGAAGGATCTGAGTTAAGTTTGGAATCTGACTTTTGTGAAACCTGAACACGAACGAATCGTGAACAGTTGTCATACATCGAATATCAAAGCCATCTTTGCCGAGCCTGGGATCATTTACTACTTTAATCATTCCACGATTAAGCAACTCTGCAACGGTTGATTGAGGCTTGTAGCTATAAGCATTTCTGAATAATGCTGCATTCATTTCACCTAAGAACCTGCGTGGCCGACCAAACAAGTTATATAGAACGCGATTCTTTTGAACTTCTTCTTCGATTGATCTGTGCCAGCGTTTCAGGCCAGGAAATCGGTCAGAATAATTATCAAGAAGTCTCTTGCACTCTGATTGACTTTTAAAGATTTCTTCCTTTGCAAGATTGTCAGAGAAAGTCTGGGCGCCCATGCTATAGTTTGAAGCGTGAACTACTTTTTTGCCCATGTAACGCATGGTAGCTTTCTGATCAGACTTCTTTGTCTTAGCTTCATGAATAACTTCTTCAATCGGAACGCCAAAGATCTTACTAGCATTAAAGCTATGCACATCTATTCCTGATTCGAACGACTGGATCATGTTAGCATCTTGCGTAAGGTATGCAACTACATGTGCTTCAGCCTTGGCAAGATCACACTCACACATAATCCAATCAGGATCTGCAAGCAGATAATATTTGAAAAGATAAGTTTGATTCTGAAGGTTCGTTCCAGTTCCAAAATAAGTCTTTTGTGTGGATATCCTACCTGAAACTGTTCCAGCGATATTGTGGCTACAACGAAGTTTATTATCTTCATCTACTGCAACATTAAAATAAGTTGATACGAGCTTCTGGATTTCTCGCATCTTGATAATGACTTTAGCCTCGGCTGAACCTTTGACTCCTTTTTTGGCAATTCTGTGAAGAGCTACCGCATCACATGATACTGCTCCAGTCTTGCGATTTACATATGGCTTGATCATACAAATGCCATAGAAATACGCAATCATTTGCTTTGACGAGGACATGTTCAGCTCTTTGCCAGCCAGCTCGTTCAGCTGTTTTTGTAACTCAACCAGTTCAAGCTCAAGTTCTTTCTTTTTATTTTCAATTCCTGCTGGATCAGTCAAGATGCCATTGAATTCCATTTCCATGAGTGGCTTATGGAGATTCATTGTGTAATCCATAGCATCCATAGAATCGAATTCACACAACTCTTCAAGGAGCTTCTCAGTTATTGGCAATAAGTATGCTGAATCTTTGGCATTATAAGTCCAATATTGAGGCCAGTTCTTAATCGCCTTAAGGTGAGATTGCTTTCCTTCGTCTTTATAGTATGGATAGTATGTGTATGTTGAAGTTAGATAATCAAGCCCTTTCGGGAGTTCTGTATAACATATATGCTGTGCAAGCATTGTGTCAAAATAAAAGTTATCTGTTTTAATCATCATGGTACGAAAAGTAAACATGATATCGAACATTCCATTTTGACAAATCTTACCGATTGCTTCATCATTAAGTATTTCTGCTAAACCAATCCATATCTTTACCTCCTCTCCTGTTGCCCAATAGTTGCCCTGGTTGTTCATTAGAGGAACAGACATGGATAGAATCTTGTTATCGTGATAAACAGCTAATGAGTAGCAGGTAATAAATTCTGGCGTAGCTTCAATGTCATACGCAACATATTGCTTTGTCTTAATCAATGCATAGAACTGCATGATTTCTTCAAAGCTAGGCTTGATTTTTATTTCTACATTATCAGTAAGCAGTTCAGGTTCTTCAATAATCTTCAGAGCTTTTGTAAAGTCTGCGATCATTGTATAAAAGTGGATTGGCTGCCCATAGGGAAGGGTGAAAGATGGATGATAAGACAAACCTATTATCTTGCCAGCCAGTTTGTCTTTCAAATGTGGGAAGTCTTCAGCATGGTAGAATGAACCGCGATATTTTGTAATCGAATCATAGCGTGGCTCATCCAGCAAGAGTTTCATTGGAGTTGCACCGAGCAACATTATGACTTTGCCAGGAAATTGTGCAAGCTCATCAATTAGTGCGGCTTGCAATTTGCTCCAGTCTGGATGACGGTAGCCTTTGTCATTCCATAATACTGCGGTATTGTTTTTGGGAAACTTGGCTTTGCAAGCATTAGTTAGATAGATCTTGTACCTTGCTAGTCTGACTGCTGCACAGATGCGATTAAGCTGAGATCCAGTTGGCCCTACAAATGGTTCGTTCTTCAGGACTTCAATTTCTCCTGGAGCTTCGCCAACCATAGCGATCTCGGCTGTAAGTATATTGTCAGTTGGATCACACTCTACAGCTAAGCAATTGAAAGAACCTTCTTTCTGCGTTGGTGCTGTAGTTAATATAGATGGAATGATCATTGAAAGTTCCTTATAATTTTTTACCTACTTGAATTTCATTAGCAAGCGTTACAATAAACACATTATCGCGAGTGTCAAATATAATTTTATCAACAACTGTGTTTTCTCTTAAAACTACATTGTTTAACCAATATTGAATTCCTTGAGTAATACTAGCAATGGTAAAAGTCATTTGAACTGGCTTTGGATTTTCCATTTGATCTCCTTTAATAGTTTCTTCTACAGCCCATATATGTTTTCTTGGATTGACTGATGCCCAAAACTTATTTGGTATAGTATCGTATTCAAGCCATTTTTTAAATTCTTTCTTACTTAAAGAAGTAGTATTACTTAAATCCCAGGTCCAATGATCAGAATCAACATTTTTCTTTGTTTTACAAATAACAACATTATCATCTGTTACTTCAAGTATAACACATATTCCTACACACATTTCATCCCAGTAATCTCCAGGTTCTGGACTTATTGCATGTATAAGATTTAACTCTTCACGCTGCTTAGTCATATCCTATCCTTAGTTAATGCTCCTGGATTCGGAGCCTTAATCTCTTGTTTACAATCTAAGCAAAGATAAGAACGAACCCGAATAACATTTGCACTGATCATGCTGACCGCAAAGTTATAATTTGGCTCATTCTTATAACCATTCGGCCAGCTCTTGGATGCAAAACCTATTTCGAGTGGCACGATGTTTTTGTGTAGGCAACAGTTAGAACCAGGCACAGGTAGGGCTTTCTGTTCTGATAGTTGGCCTACTTTATATTTTGTCATAACTTATCCATTAATATCTATTAATACCCTGACTTCGCCAAAAACTTTTTAATGCTAATAAGTAATTATAAACTTGTTCTGTCCAGGCAAGTTTACTTCGATCTTTCATCCAAAGTCTATGATATCTTTTCGATACAATTAACATTTAAAGTCCTTCCACTTCAGCAGTTATCCCAAGATAATTTTCAAGTCTCTGGTAAAATTCTGGAATATACTTTTGGCTTTTATCACAACCAACGGGCATCATTTTTTCTTTAGCTGCGCTGATCAAGCAGTTACCAGAACCAGTAAAGAGACTCATAAATAAGGTGCCAGGTTTACCTAAGGCCTTAACAAAGTGATCGTAAAGTTCAATCGGTTTCTCCCACTGATGGATTCGTTGAGCAGAACTGACTGTATTAATATTAACTGAAGATGACAAACTAGGAGTATTGAACTGTGCATTTCCTTTGCGAAGTAGCAAGTACATCTCCCAGTTACTTACCATGTTAGTCTTGGGCTTGTTTGTGCTGCCGCCAGTTTTGTTCCATGCGCCTGGAGACTGTACACCAAATCCTATTTCTCTTGCAATATTGTTGATTTGAATGAAGTGTTCCTTGCCTGTCCATACTAAAGCCCAACTACAGTCAAGCATCTTCTCATAGACTAAAGGCAGATAATTGAAATAGAATTCATAAAGTTCTTTCTCATCCCAGTCTTGGGCTTTGCATTCGATCTTATTAGTCTTACCATAGTTGTCGTTAAAATCAATCGCGTATGGTGGATCAAGCTCTACCATTCCCACAGAATTGTTTGGAATCTTATCGAGAAAGGTTTTGTAGTTTTCGGCTACATAAATAACTTGGATGTTAGAACTAATTTGTTCTTGTTCCTCTTCAAGTTCTTGATCATCATTAATCTCGACAAGTTTTTCTTTAGCCTGCTTGGTCTTTTCAAACACAGCTGGCTTGACAGTATTCTTTATTGGGGCTGTCATGGTTCCACTTTGTAGAGCAGCCAGGCGTTCCTTTTCAGTATCGGTAAAGCTACCCATTCGCTGAAGTGCTTTAGCTTGCTCGCCGAGAGCTTTGTAGGCTTCTTTAGCTCGGCCCTTAGTTGTCTGTGTTTTCAGTATTGGAAAGACTTTGAGAGCCTCTGCAAAGGCAAGATCGGTAGATAAGCCACCGAGACTGCACTTAAGTCTCTTGGCAGTTTCACGATAGCCCCAAGATTTGTTTTCTTTCGCTGCGGATTCTACCCAATAGTTGTGCAGCTTATACTTGAGTTCGATTTCCTCATGCCACAAGAACTCCTTGCGGTCCATGTTGCTCAGGAGTTCAATCAAGAAATGATCGTCTTCCGTAATGCCATCGAATACTCGAACTTCGATAGTCGTTCTTTCAAGCTTTTTCATCGCTTCAATGCGATGCAATCCATCGATTAATACGTTATTCGAATCTATGAGAATCGGATGAAGCTGGCCAATCATAAAAATTGAATCAGCGAGACTGGAGACGTCACCGACTTCCATACGAGCACGATCTTTGATGATAATATCTGAGATGTTACGTTCTTCAATCTGAAAAAGTTGCATTTTATATCCTTTAAGGTATTAATTATTTTAAATATCCTTTTGCTGGAGTTTCCCAATACTGGTATTCTTTTTTACTTGGAGCACTAGCTGGTCTAGTTTCTTCAGAATAACATACCATTTCATAATCAGCAGTTATTACATCTCCTCCGCGAGATAGCCACACATATTCAATTGAAGTTCTTGCTTCACCATCCCATAGATGTTTTACATCAGCATCTGGTGACATTTCTTCTAATATGGATATCAACTCTTTTACTTTCATAATAGTTCCTAGTTTAAATTTTGAAACTGCTTCGTGATTAATGCAATTTGCTCTGCTGAAAGTTTACCAAGCAATTCTGTTGCAGCTTTTGTAGGATCAGCTAACATCTTCTTGCCTTTCTGAGTTCCAGAGTTCTTAGAAATGTTCTTCATGGCAGACTTGGTGATCTTTTGAGACTTGACAAGTGCTGCATTCAGCGCAGAAGTTCGCATAGTCCGAACGCGTTCAAT